TATAACNTAAGCGGTNNNAATTTAAAAATAAATCCTTTAGCCCACCAACCAGGTGATTTACTTCGTTCTGTTAACCTAGAAACATTCCCTACTTTTGCTAAAAGAAAACGCCCAGGTTACACCACTTATCTTGGCACTATGCCTAATGGATCGGCTGTACAAGGACTTTTCAATTTCAGTAGGAATAATGGTACACAATTCTGGAACTACGCTTTTGCTGGTGGATTGTTGTATTACTCCCAACAAGGTACCGGAGACTGGACGATTAGTAGCGGGGGTACATTTAGTGCAGCGGGTACAATCACCCACGCAGTCTTAGAAGATACTTTATGCGTAAGTGATGGTGTAGGAAGCGTATTTAATACCACTACTGGAACTAGCTTCAGCGGTGCGGCTGCTTCACCTGTAGCCGTTTCTTTAGAAGAATACCATCAAAGAATTTATGCGGCAGGAACGGCAAGCAATCTTTTCTGGTCTAATGTAGGCACACCATCTGATTGGACAAATGATTCTTCTTCGGTATTAGTTCCAGGTGAAGGTAAACTTTTGTCAATATTCAAGTCCGCTGATAGACTAGTCGCCACTAAGAACTCAGGTAAAATGTTTAGGTGGGATGAATTTAACTTAATTGATTTGTCCACTGACTTAGGCCCTACGTCTTCCTCGGCTATTGGGAACATTGAAGACTACCGAATCTATCCTAACCGAAGGGGATTCTACGGATATGGCGGGGAACGACCAGAACTTCTATCTAATGCCATTGAACGTCAAATCTACAATGATGTTGGTGAAGGTATAGTTGGAACTACTTTCAATACCATGCCTGGTACAACCCATCAATACCGCTATTACGCTACGATTGGCACCGTTACTGATGATCTGACCGACGAAACAATTTCTGATGCCATAGCCGTTTATGACTTCCAGAATAATGACTGGTGGAATTACAAGTTTGCGAATAAGCCTACGGCTTGGCTTTCTTTTAAAGATGTGAATGGGAATGAACAATTAGTCTTTGGTGCTGCTGATGCCCAGTGTTATCAGATTGCTGGAACTGCAACCACCGATAATGGTGCTTCGATTGAAACTGTCATGGAAGGTGTGATTCATGCAGGTGCACCAGACTTAAGCAAAGACTGGCGACAAATAACCGCTTCCTTTAATCCTGGTGCTCAGGCTAAAATACAAGTAGGTTTATCCGATACTTTTACTAAAGCAACGAAGAACTGGATTGATCTTGGAGATACAAAGGACGGTGTAGTGACTTACCATTTCCCTCAAGGGGCTAGAAGTAAATTATTATTCTGGAAAGTATATGATAGTTCAAGGACGGCTAGATACAATCTATACGGATTTTCTTTGGACTACGACTTTGTGAGGAATAGATAAATGGCCCAAGATTATTCTGAGCTTAAGCTAAATAAGAACCTATTTAATGAAAATAGTCTAGCACTACGGAAAAGTGACTATATTTCTTCTTCGGCCCAAGACATCAGATTTGAGAAAGGCCCATTTGCACCGCCTACTTTAATTTCCCAGGGAACCCTTACTGTTCAAGGTAGTTTTACAGCACCAACAATATCAGTGGGCACACTTAATAATGCTGCTATTACCGGCACTAGTAGACAAACAGGGACACTGACAAACACTGGTGTAATAACGGGGGGATTTATTAATGCAGGAACTTCAAACAATGTGGTTATGGGTACACCTACTATAAATTCACCTAGTGTCAGTGGCGGCACGTTAACTAATAGTCTTATTGTTACAGGAACACTGAACACCCCTACAATGGGCACACCAACTATTGATGGGACAGCTAACTTTGATGTCAATGCTGGTTCCGCCCAACTCACTAATGATGGGGATTTTGCTATTCAAACTTTCGGAACTGCTGGTGTATTAGTGATACGGGTTGGGGGGACTTCTTTTAGATTCAACCCAGCAGGCACGATAGCTTAATTGACAATGAAGTATTATTGACCTAATATTATAACTAACAAGACTACATGGCTTGTCATTTGGTATGAACCAGAAGGTGCCGAAAGGATATACCAATGGCAGCGCCATCTTATGCAGCTCTTGTAGGACAATCACAAGCTCAACAAACAAAGGCTATTGCGCCGAGTCTTAAAGCACTTGGTGCCGAAAAACCCTCAATCATTCAACGATATGCTGGTGCCTTGCAAGATATCAAAGCAAGGGAAGCAGCGGGTATCAGTGAAACTCAAACAGCTTCATCTAGGGAATTTGGTAGACGTGGTATTCCCCTTTCTTCTGGTGTTTTCGAAACTACTTTAGGTGAAAGACTGCAACCAATTCGTAGGGAATACGCTGGGCTAATCACTCAAACTGGTGGTGAACGTGAACAAGCACTGCGGGATTTAGCTACTAGAATAGCTGGGGTAAGAAGTGGAGCCCTGCAAGCTGGGTTACAAGCTGGTCAGGGTTTGTATGGTATTCAGTATGGTGGATATCAATCGGCATTAGATAGAGCATTTCAATCCCAGCAAGCGGAAAAGAATAGACAAGCGCAACTGAGAGCGGCGGCTACTGCGGCAGCAGGACCGACATTCAACATTCCAAAGCCTGCTAAACAACAACCTACGAAATTAAATTACGCTAATGAACTGTCAGATGACATTCAACAATGGCTATCTGGTACAGGGTTGAAAAACTACAATTTCCTTTCTTTCGTTAACGCTTATGCTCCTTATCTTACTTTAACCCAAATTAAAGGTATCTACAACCAGACGGCAGGGCAAAAGTATGGTGTACCTACAGAAAGTTATGCACAAATACAAAAAGCATACGAATCAGGTAAAAAAGGAGTAGGAGCATTTATTCCAGGCCCATTATATTCAGGCCCTGGCCAAATAGTAGCTCCCTAATATGGGACTTTTAACTAAAAGAGAGTTTGAACTACAACAAGGACAACCACAACCACAGCCACAACCTGAACAAAGACCAGGCTTTTTGCAGAGTTTATTAACTGAATTAACCAGAGCTCCAATTGGGCTGGCAAAAGAAATTCCTGCTTCAGCTTTGGCTCTTTCTGGACTAACGGCTTCTCTATTAGGTAAACAAGAAAAAAGTGAAAGAGCTCAAGAGGTACTTAGGACTATGTTTCCAGAAACTGCTGTTGCTAAGGCTGAAAGAGGACAACTTAAAGAACCGCTTATGCAGCTGGCACAAGAAGCTACTGGTACTGGGGCCTATTTAATTCCTTTTGGAAAGGGCGCAAGTCTTTTGTCAAGAGCCGTTATACCAGGTGCTGAGGTAGGTGGACTTCATGAATTCTCAAGACCAGGGGCTACTCCTTTGTCTATAGCAGGTGGTGCAGTCGCAGGTGGAGTTACCGCAGGTGCCTTAGCTAAATTATTACCTGGATTGTATGGTGGAGCAAAAGCTATCAAACAAAGAGCATTCCAACTTCTTCCAGAAGAACGTGCGGCTGGGGTAACTGATGCTCTTATAAACAAAGCACGCCAGGGTGGAATAAGAACATTATCACAAAAAGAATCCCATATATTAGCTACAGGTATGAAAACCCAAGAGAGAATACATGAACTTATGGGTGGTTTCGCACCAGGTGGTAGGCTTGCCCAAGATACGGCCGAGTTTGCTAGGCGAGAAGCAGCAAGAATTGGAGTTGCTCCAACTGTTGTTAAGCCAGGTGTCTTAGAACGAACGGGAAGTAAATTACTTGCTTCTCAATATGAGGTTCCTAGGAATTTAGCCAGAACTATTAAATTAAACGAAACCGTTAATAAGTTAGCTAAATACGGAATTACTAATATTGATGATATTTCACCTGCGGCAGAACAAATAACTGGGGCAAATGGAGTTATTACTAGGGCTACAAGAGCAGCTGTTGCTGGTGCCAAAGGTGTTAAGACTGAAGGAGTTTTGGAGTTGTCACGTAGTTTAGCTGAAGACCCAGCTATCACCACTACGGCTGGTAACAAATTCACAGAGTTTATTAGGAAAGGAATTATATCAATGCATGGAGGGCCGAGAGGATCGTTGGCGGTGGGGGCTAATCCAAGTAACACCTTTGGTTTTATTCAACAGTTAGAAAGACAGGCCGCTCAGTTAACAAGAGGGAGACCTGCAATTGCTATTAGTTCACAAGATAGGGCCTTAAGCAATTCATTCAGATTAGTGGCGGATGAATTAAAGAATAGATTATTTACTCAAGCGGGGGCGGATAAGGCTATTGTATCTAAAGGACTGTTAAGTGGTTTATCGACAGAACTATCGAAGATTAGTCCGAAATTAGGACAAGAAGTATTAAAGGCAAATTCTGTAGCTGATTTAAGACGATTAGCCTTACCTTTTGTTAGAGGCCAAATTGCAGCAACTGAAACAGAACTTGGAAGACAAACCGCCACTCAAACATTGGGAGGTGCAGCAAGGGGATTAGGTAGATTTGGCCAAAGCCCATTTAACATATTAGCGGCACCCTTAGAGGCCCTTAATGCACCTATAGGTGGTCTTTTAACTAGAGGTGGTGCTAGGTTGCCTTCAATACCTACTATTCCAGGTGCTGGACTTGTTGGAGGAGCTGCGGGTGCTATACCTAGAGGACCGGTGGCTCAACAGGTGTATGGTCAATTGGGGGCTCGTCTTCCATCCCTATTTGCTGCGGGGGCTCCTCCCGAAGAAGCTCCGTTACCAGGCCAATTACCTGAAGGAGAAGTAACACCCCAAGTACTAGGGCAACAGGTCCCAGGGATAACTGGAGGGCCAACACAATTAGGACCACAAGAATTACCATTTGAACAGAATATACCACAACAGGTCAATCCGTACCCATTGGAAAACTTTATCCAGGATATTCAACGTGATCCAAAAAACGCTGCTTTGTATAAATATATCTATGAACAGTATCAGCAACAGTTTGCCGCCCAAGCACCGCAGCAATTAACTGGAGAAGCAGCCAAGACCAAAGGTAAAATTGATACCGCCGAATTAATTGCTAATCGAGCAACAGAACTTCTAGAAGGAGTTCCTTCTTTAGCCGCTGGAAAAGTTGCTTCAATTGCAGGTGGAGTAACTGGTGGTGCATTGGCAACAGATGTAGCCTTATATGAATCTTTCCGACAAGCTTGGTTAGGTCCTTTAGCTAGGGCTATTTCTGGTGAAGTGGGTGTACTTACTGATTACGATATTAAAAGAGCTGAACGGATGTTACCAAAAGTTTCAGATTCTGGGAGATTACGTCAGCAAAAACTACAAGAATTAAGAGATGAAATTGCAGGACGTAGATTACTTTTACAGACAGGTCCTCAAGGACAACAAAATCCACTATCGGATTACCTTAATCAAGGTCAAGCTACCGAAANACCTGGCTATGATGAATTATTTCAAATGTTAGGAGCTCAAGGAATCCAGTAATGCAAATATTAACGGCTAATGAATTTCTAAGCCTTTTTAGCGCAGTCATAATCGGTGGAGTGGCCGCCTTCTTTATTATCAAATATCAAATTAGTAAAAACCTTCATGAAACTTTATTAGTTTATAAAGAAGAGCTTGAAGCCTACAAATCTAGAGTAGAAACATTGGAAAGACAAGTAGCAGCGGCGGCTACAGCCTATGAAGATTTAAAAAGGAAAAAAAACTACTTGAAACAAATTCTTCTGGAAGCNNTNCAAACTAAAAGGGATATAAAAGAAATCTTAGAAGGTAGCATAAAGGATGTGAAATGACTAATTTAAAATTTCCACTAATAGGCAAATACATTAGGGTGCGAGGATTTGCTGCCCACAAAGCCAGTAACCCTGGTACATGGTATGGGATTGACTATGGTTGTAAGGTCGGAACTAAAGTAGTTTCTACCCGCAGCGGCGCTGTTAACAAAGTTGCCTATGATAAATTTTCTGGCAATAACATTATTATTCAGCACCGAAATTCCAAAGGACAATTGGTTAATCTTTATTCTTGGTATGCCCATTTGTCTAAGGTTTATATCATCGCTCATCAAAAGGTTAAAACTTGCCAAACCATTGGTTCATCTGGCGCAACTGGAACTGTGACGGGCCCACATTTGCATTGGTCAATACTTCGTTATCAGGGAATCTGGCCGTTTAGAAGATTAGTACCACTTGACCCTGAGAATAAAAAGACTTTCACGGTATCGAAATGCTAGACGAAAAGGACGAAACGATAGATAGGTTAAAGACTTACATAAAAACGCTTAAGGGGCAACTCACAGGCTTACAGGACCAATTAAAGTACTGGGTTAAGAAGTATGGGAAGATAGATAATTTAGTTAAAGGTGGAGGTGATAAATAAATCGGCGTTAAATTAGCATTGACTGGTATAGCTTTTATTTTTGCCCTGAATCCGGTAATTGTACAACTTGGTGGTACGGGAAACGCTATAATTGTAACTATTGGAACATTTCTTTTAGTGATTGGTGCAGCGATTTCTTGGTTTGAAAAGTGATAGGTGGTGGTGATTATATGGCTTTATGGCAGAATCTTTTAAAAGGAAATAAAACATTTATTGTTGCGGGTATTGCTATATTATACGCAGTGAGTGGTCTTATAGCTGGAAACATAGACACAAACACAGCAGTTCAAACTGTTCTAGGAGCACTTGGGTTAGCGGGGATTAGATCAGCTTTAAATGAATAAATAATGCCGGCAGAAGTAAGGCAGTTATTATGACAGGTGGCTGCCTTCTTCTGTATTGACAAGATTACTTTACGTAGTGGTAAAATCTTTTAGTGGTGAAACAGCCCTGGAGTTTATTATCTTGTAACTACTTTCTCTAGGGCTAGGCATTATCCATAAGACTGATGAAACTTTGCCCAAAATGTAAAATCAACAAAACGCCCAATGAATACTGGAAACACTACGGAAAGCTCCGAGCTTGGTGTAAAATATGTGAAAGGGAATACAATAAAAAATATATTGCTAAATACTTACCCACGTGGCAAAAAGCTCATCCTGGCTATTTTCGCAAATACATGGAGGACTTTCATAAACGCAGAGGTATAGGTAGTATTAAAGAAATGCACAAACTACGATTTGGTGGTGTTCGTGAGCAGATTATACAAAGAGATAGTGAAAAATGTGTTGGTTGTGGTATAAGTAGAGAAGAACATAAACTACAATTTGGTCGTGATATAACAGTCAACCATATAGACCATCAAAGTCTAAGAAGTAATGACGATGAGTTTTTGGGTTTACCAAATAACGATCCAAATAATTTAGAGACACTTTGTTTGAGATGTCATGGTAGGAAAAGTTATTATTACAAAGTTTATGGTGTAGAAATGAGGTGAGTAACAATATGGTAATTTCATTTGATGATCCAAAGGTACCTGCAGCAGATGGTGATGGTGATACTGGAGATACACCTACGGAAGGTGATGCTCCAGCTGTAGAAGGTTCTGAAGAAGAAAAGACTGCTGAGTAGATTAAGGAGAGGGCTTGACAAAAAGCCTTCTCTTTAATATACTTTAATTACGAAAATATGCTAGAAAAGCATTCTTTTAGCCGTTTCGTGTGCCTTCTAGCAGGCATTCGTCACGGAACGGCCGAAAGAGTGCTTTTTTTATGCGATACGCATCCTCTAAAAGACCTAAGTGGAGGTCGAAACAATTAGAATTGATAGAAGATCGAGATGTTTCTAATAGCTGGCGTTATGTAGGTGATCCAACATTATTTCTAAATCAATCCCAATGCAAAGACTGTTTAAAACCAATCAACAAAAAATTTATATATTGTTATTCTTGCTTCATAGCAAAGCGGAGGGCAACACCACGCCCAAATTTTCCTAAGTCCGTGTAGGCTTGATTAAGAGAAAAGACTTAGGTTTCCGCAATAAAAATCTTGATACGCTACCAACAGATGGGTTGGGTGGGGATAATCAAGCACAGTTGGTGTCAGCGACCGCTGAAGGTAATCTTCTATGTAACTTTAGGAACAAGAAGTCGCTGAGGGTATTTTTAGGGGGTGGGGGGTTACAGCAGGCTATAGGATTTTCAATCTATATCATCAAGAAAACTAAAGAAAAGTCTATTGACAGAAAATGAAAATTTTGGTATCCTCTCAATAATGAGTAAAAAGACTTCTCCAACCATAGCCAATGACATAATATCCCAGCTTCAATTCGGTGTTACTAGAACTAAGATCGCTGAGCGGTTTAATGTCAACAGAAGAACAGTCTGGGCTATAGCCAAATGGCCCGAACGGTATTTAGTATTTGACAAGCTCTCAAAAGTATGATAGTGTTTGATTATGGTAGCCCAAATTTATTGTGAAAAATGCAAAGCTTATTTAGGTAGCCACGAGTGCGACCAGTGCGCCTATTGTGGCAGCGATGGATCAAGAAACAAGGATGTTATTGATAACGAAAGGGAAAAAGATAATGAATGATGACGGCCCCAAATATATAGAAGCGATGGCTCTTTGTAGCAAGTTGGCTAGCAAAGTGGATTCACATGGAGAACCTACTTGCGACCCCTGGGATATAATAGAGGCCCAAGCTAAGATAATGAATCGCTACAACAAGTTCTTACAAGATTGGAATGAAGGAAGAATGGAGGCTTTAAATAGTAAATACAATTAGGCTATTCGACAGAGGATTGTTGATAAAACAGAACCAAGAGCTTCTCTGGAAACTTAACAATACCGAGAAAGAAAGAAAGCAGAAGACAAAAGAAGCATTAGAAAAGTTAGAAAAAGTTTGGAGTATACAATGACAAAACGCTGTGAGGGCCACGGAATTTGGATGCAAGAGAAGTTTAGCAAGACTAAGATGGATGAAGCTGGCAAACCAAAAGCTTACTTTTCCCATATCGACTCTAATGGAAAGATATGTTTCGGGATTAAAGAAGTCATCCCGGAAAATATATCTATGGAGGAAACCAAAATGTTTGAGAAGGAGCTAGAAACAGATTTCCGAAGTACCATTGATAGGGATGATGCAAAAGATGAAAAGAAAGAAGATGACTACCGATACGACACCAGGAAAGAGAAGGCATACAAAGAGTTTAACAAAACATTAGGAGTTGTATCTTCTGCTGATAGGGCTGAAGGTAAAAGCCCCCAAGAAGCAGTAGAGTCTGGCCATATTTGGGACTGGTTAGATTTCTTTCATCTTAGTGATACATTCTACGAAGAGTGGAAAGATGAAAAGAGAGATAACTACCTGAAACTTTATGAAAAATAATCCAAAAGATAACCACTACCTAATGTTAGGAATAATCTTAGGATTGCCGATACTGACTATTATTTATATTTTACTAATATGAAAATTACAGCATATTCAAATAAAAAAGATAGCCGTTTCTCAATAAGAATGAATAAGATATTGATTGAAGAAATTAAAGCTCATGCCCATAATGCAAACATGACCCTACATGACTTTGTGTTTATTAGATGTGCTACTCCACAAGATAGAAAACTAGAGTTGGACATAGAATATTTAAAGAGACCAAAGAAATAAATAGGTAACTTAATATGGATAAAGAAGCAGAAAAAGAGAGGAGGTGCTATCTATGAAACTAACAATCGAAAGTTATGTAACAGTAGTCGATGAAAAAGACCCAGAAAAAGGTAACCACAAGGTTTGGCACATTATAAAAGAAGACCTTGGGCAAGGGAGTAGTGAAAACTATCCAAACTTAGAGGAGTATGAAGTAGTTGGTAAAGTGTCAGAAATTCTTTGGGAATCTAAATTAAGAGATTTTAAGGAGGTAGTTAATGTTAAATAACCAAACCAAAGGGGTGAAAGGAAATATATGACTAAGCAAGAGTTTATTGACCTAGTAGGAGAAGACCCAGAAGATGTACTCGGAAGCGATTGGGAGAATTTAGTAGAGGATTATCTACAATCGAAACCCAAAACCCAAGATAAATAAATCTATGTTAAAAGAAAAATTAGAGAAAATATTAAAAACTAGAATTGTTTGGGATCAGGTGGGAACAGAAGCTGTTACTCTTGAGAGTAAATATGCTATTGAAGAAATCCTCACCCTCTTTAAACAATACATAAAAGCTAAAATGCCTGAGAAGAAAAGTACCATATTGCCAATCAAGGGTACAAGTAGGGAAGAAATCTGGTCAATAGAATTAACTAACCTAATATTAAATGTAGGAAGAAATCAAGCAATCCAAGAAACCACCAAGGCTTTGTTGGAGGATTTATGAAAGACCAAATCATTAGGCTGAATAAAACTAAATATCTCGAGGAACTAAGAAAAACAAATGAAGCTGAGGACTTGACCTGGGGTACTGCGGCTTATTATTTAGACAAACACACCATCAAAAAAGAAGAACCAGAGATGCCAGAATTACATCCTTACCAAGACAAAGCCCCTTTGCCTGGGAAGCTAGAGTTGGAATATTCCATAGACCATTACGATTTAGGAAGAAAAATCAACGAAATCATTTCCTACCTCAAGGAAAAGGATAAAACTTGACATGAAGTACTTTAAAGATTATATAATCTAATTACCTGCCTATCTTCACCTACGGCAGTATGTTAGGGCAGGACATTCTGCTTGAAGGTAGGCAGATAGGAGTGTGCGAGTGTAAAATCTCTTAAGGGTTTTGCTTAACATAGCTCGTACGCTCCATATTATTCAAGCCGTCCCGACTAATCGGGACAATATGAATAAATGGCTCTATCTACTTCTCTTGGCACTTTTAACATTATTGATTGGCCTATGGTCTATCGCTTGGCAGGTAGGGAGTACAAACCAAACCCAACAGACCAAGTTAGAAGAAAAACAAGACCAGCTAGAAGAACAGAATCAAAAGTTAGAAGAAAGGGATAAGAAGATAAAACAACTAAGACAAAAGCTTGAGAGTAAGCTCCTCAAGCAACAGTTAGCCACTAAAGCCACCCCCCAAGCCTCCTCAACTCCCCCAGCAACGCTTAAGAACCCAACTTCAAGGGAAATATTGGCTATGGTCTATCGAGAATTTTGGCCTGATAAACGATTCCATGATCTTATCATGTGTGAAAGTGGATATGATAATTGGGCAGATGGTTACGATGCTATCTATAATCAGCACAATTATGGAATTATGCAGGTGGGAGATGTGCATGGATTTACTCAAACTCAGTTAGCTAATCCAGAATTTAATATAAAAATAGCCAAACAGATATATTTAGCTCAAGGATGGGCCGCTTGGCCAACTTGTAGTAAAGTGGCTAACTTGGTATAGGAGGAATATATTCTACAGAATTATTTTTAGGAATATAGATAGCTACAATTTGTGCTCTAATATTTTTAGTAGGATACGCTATTGTGCCATTTAGATTAAAATGACCAGTTCGAACTTCAATTGTATATTCTTTGCTATTTTTTCTAGCAATAAGATCACAACTTGAAGCAGGAGATAAAGCACGAAAGATTTCATATCCCTTTAACATAAGATCAAAGCTAACTTTAAGCTCGGAGATTGCACCAATTGTTCCAGAATTTAAATTAAAGTTATGTCGAACTTCTTTAGTTTGATTACTCCAATATTCTTGGGAACATTTTTTGTTATTACTACAGAATTTTTGATGTGGAAATGTAGCATCATTTTTCTTGCCGCAATTGAGGCAATCGAAAGTGTACATAGTAGATATATTTGGATCACTATTATATCCACGAAGTTTCCTCATTTTTGCACGCTCAGCTTTACTAACACATTCCACACTGCAATATTTTCTGTTTGGGCGATGGCTCACGCCAGAATTGCCACATATAGGGCATACGTATTTGTACTCCATAAGCCTCATTATACCCTATTGTAGGGGCTTTAACAAGGATGTATAATTGGTATTGACCTAGAGAGTACAATTAAACAAAGAGGGTAAAGATGTGGAAATATCTAGATATACTCTTAATAATCTTGGTGAGTATCTCTTTAGTGTTTATCACGATAATTGGAGGAGTTCTACTAGGAGCAAAGATATGGGCGATAGTACATTAGCAGTGGGAGTTAAATTTGAAAAAGAAATCGAAGAAAGGTACAAAGCTCAAGGTTTCAGGGCTCATCGAATGCGTAAATCCCGTTTCGGGAAATCCGATTTATTGGGTGTGGCCGATGTTATTGTTACGAAAAATGATGCGTTCATACTCATTGCCTGCGCAGTGGGACGTGCTCAGACTAACACTGTCAGGAAAATAGAAGAAGTGAAACCTTGGATACCACCTTTTGTTAAGATAAAATATTTTATTTTAAAGAAAGACGGAAGCGAAGAAGAACGAGATTATTGACCTTTCGGATGTGGTAGTAGCTCAAGGACAGAGCAACAGGTTGTGACCCTGTGGGCTGTGGGTTTGAGTCCCACCTACCACCCCATCCGAGAGATTAATTCAAGGGGAAGAGGAGTGGTAGCTAAAGGAGGAGCTGGTGATTAGCGTGGCACTTCTTCTGGAGGGTGAACGCATAGTGTTTGTGGCGATAAAGAGAGCGGAACTGGAGGGAGTTATTAACTTCTTGCAACAAAACCGATCTATTAACAAAATCGCCATCGAGTATCAAGGTCACGCCTTTAATGTCAAACCAGCTCATATTCTTATTCCGTACGTGTATCACTAAGTGAGAACATAGCAGGATAACCACCACCCGCCACCAGCGATAGGTAAGTCCTGCTTGTTCTACGGGGGGGGGAATAAAGTTTTGACTTATCTCCCCCCTTTTGTTATAATTCTAATCGAAATGATAAGGCCTGAATGCAAAATAAACAATTGCATTAAATTAGTAACTAAAAAGGGTAAAGGGAAATTTCATACTATTTGTAGTCATCATCTTTATTGGAAAAATCCAGAAAAACATCGTGCTCAACAGCGCAGAAAATATGAAAGAATAAAAAATGATCCAGATTATAAATTTAATCATAATATTCTTTATAAATATAGAGAATTAAATTTAACTAAAGAAAGTTATCTAAAAATGATTAAACTTCAGAAAAATAAATGTGCTATCTGTTTAGAAAAAGATAACGGATTGCAAATAGATCATAATCACGAAACAAATGAAATAAGAGGATTGTTGTGTCGTAATTGTAATGTGGGGCTAGCGATGTTCAAAGAGAAAAAGGATATTTTAAATAAAGCTATAAATTATTTAGAAACCATGTAAGATTCCTCAACCCCACATTTTTGATAAATTTGACAGCTTATAGTAAAATATATATATGAATAAAATTGCACTGATAGTAGGTGTATCTTGTAGTGGGAAAGATCACCTACTTTCTGGTTTAACTAATGTTATTAACTACGGAATATCACTTTCCCATATTATGGATATTCAAAAACTAAATCAAATAATAGTTTCTAAACAGCCAATAGTGGTTAATACCCATATAGTTATTTCCAATAATGAAGATTATGTTATTCACCCTAAATCAGATGAGACTTTGGGTCCGGTTCTTTACGTCCACATTAGCGCTCCACCTAAAGAAATATTAGAAAGAAGATTAGCTAACGTTAGAAGTAGAAAAGAACTAATTGAGACAAAAGACAAAATTGAGTTACATCAAAACCTATCTGAAAGAATAACATCAGAGATAGCTAAACATTATAGTTCTACGTATGTAAAAATATGGAATGACAATAAAAATGAAAGTAGAAATATAAAGAAACTAACTAATATTTTGAACAAATATATTTATGACAAATAAAATATTAATCGCTACAAACAATTCACACAAACAAAAGAAACTAAGTTTAATAGTAAAGAAATACTTTAAACAGATTGATTTATTGGATAAATCTTCCCTTAAAGAAAAGGGAAATACTTTTGAAGAAATAGCTAGAAATAAAGCTTTAGCAGCTTCTAAAAATTACGATGGTTTTGTGATTACTACCGATGCTGGAATGGAAATACCAGCTTTAAAGAATTGGAATTCCTTATTAACTAAAAGGTTCGCCGGAAAGAATGTAAATGACTTTGAACGAATGGATGCACTTTTAGAAATGGCTAAAGAATTGACTGACAGAAAAATGTTTTGGCGTGAAGCAGTAGCTATAGCCTACAAAAACAAAATTGTATTTTCTACAACTGTTGAGGGAGCTAAGGGAATACTGCAAAAAAGCTGCGACAAATCAAAATACAAAAAAGGTATCTGGCTTTGTTCACTGTGGTATTTTCCAACATATAAACGAAATTATTTCGATTTAAAACCAAGACAAGTGACTTTTGCTGAAGTATCATGGTTACGGATAAAGAACGAAGTAGAAAGATTTTTTCAGGTTCCTTATGAAATGCGCCAACTTCAAAAGAGGTGGGTGAGGGAAGTTAAGCTTGCTGAAGCATATACACTAGATAACTGGCCACATGACTCTTTTATGGATGATTTAAAAATTAAAGTGAAGAATAGAATAGATATTGATATTCTTTGGGATATCAATGATCTCCGTTATCAAGTATTGTTTCGTTTAACTACTTATCCTAAAAACAAGATCACTGACGAGTTAATTGATCAAGTAATTACTGAACAAACAGAAGTCATTAAATTGAGAATAAACAACACTACTTTACCTTTGAAAGATATCTTAAAACCTAAACATAAAATATTTAATGAATCTGATTGGTTTATTGAACGATCAAATGGGAATATTCTTGCTATTAAGAATGGCTCTAAAGCTATCGAATTAGAATTTAAAGAAGTTAACGCTGAATATGCAAAAGAACTTCACAATGTTCTTCATTACATACACTGCGCCAGAGTAGATCGAGCCTTTGGACTATATATAAAAGGCGAGGCAATCCCGTTTTCAGTATTAGGAATTCAGTTAATAGATAGAGATTATAAACGACAAGCGGTTCTTCTTAAAGGATTTGATTACACTAAAGTAGTAGATTTTACTAGGCTATATAATTTTCCTAGATCACCAATGAATACTTCTAGTGTTATGTTTGGACTGACTAGAGATTATTTAAGAAAAAATACAGATATACAAGCGACTATATCAGCCTTTATGCCTTCTTATGCTACTGGAATGTCAATGTTTGCTGGCGGTTTGGATGAAGTAATTATATCGAAACCTTTAAAGCATACATTTGAAAAAATTTCAGATACAAATTTATACCACCACGTTGTAAAAAGAAAAGAAAATCCAAACAATCATCTCATATATAGTGTCGTAAAGCTGTTACCTACATTAGAGCTGGTCGCTAAAATAAAAGAACCGCCGTTACAACCAGCGAAAGAAATAAATAATAAAATGTTATTATTATAATTTGACTTTTTCTCTTCAATAGTTCCATAATTAAATAGTTATAGAAAGCAAACTATATGGTTGCTAAGGATATAGCCAAACAGATAATAGATACTTTCAAAAAAGGTAATAAGCTTATCTTAATAGGTAACGGTGGAAGTGCCACACAGTCCTCTCACTTTGCTAACGAATTTCTAGGGAAATATAAAAAAATAAGACAACCTTTACCAGCTATAGCATTAACAGATTATGGATGTATAACAGCTATTAGTAATGATTTTGGATTTGACTATATATTTTCAAGACCACTAGAAACATTAGGTAAGGAGGGAGATTTACTAATAACTTTGTCTACAAGTGGTAAATCTTCAAATATTTGGCAGGCTATACAGGTAGCTAAAGCAAAAAATATACAAGTTATTGATTTTCCTAGAATCAAAGGAGATGTAGGCGAGATACAAAATTATCAGCTGAAGCTTATGCATCAAATAGTTGAGTTAGTGGAGGATCATTTTGTATGATTGTGACTTCTACAGCACCTTGTCGAATTAGTTTGTTTGGTGGGGGCTGTGACATCCCAACCTATGCCGATCAATATGGTGGACTAGTGATAAACATGGCAATCAATCTAAGGCAGTACATTAAAATTGCCACTGAAGAAGATATATTTAGAATAAACCTTAGAAATACAGTTCCCCTTAACGGAAACAAAGACTTCATGCACAAAATATTCACCGACTTTGGTATTGGTGGATTTGCTCATGTCAGATTTGAATCAGAATCGGATGTGCCACTTGAATCAGGAATCGGTGCTTCAGCTGCCACAGCAGTTGCAACAGTAGCAGCTATAAATAAAGCTAAAAGATTAAATCTGGGTAAGGGTGAGATAGCAGGACGAGCTTGGGATATTGAAGTAAACAAAATTGGCTTGTTTGGCGGCAAACAAGACCAATATGCCGCCGCCTTTGGTGGTGTTAATCTATTAGAGTTTACCAAAAAAACAGTTGAGCTTACTCAACTTGGGAAAGGTTTTGGTGATAATATTTATCCGTCAATTGTACTTTTTTATTTGGGTAGAAATCGTAGCAGTCCAACGATTCAAGAAGGATTTAAGCAATTAACACAAGATCAAATAACTAGATTAAACGAACTTAAACAAATTGCTTTCAAAGGAATAAAAGCGATAGCAGATAAAGATTTAGAGAAAGTAGGTAATTTATTAGATAAAAGCTGGCGAGTCAAACAACGAAGTAACAAAGGTGTAACTGAACCTTGGATAAATAAAATTTATGAAAAAGGTAAATCTCACGGGGCTTTAGGTGGGAAATTATGTGGGAGTGGTGGTGGAGGATTTATGATATTTATGGTTAAGCCAAATAAAAAAGAAGAATTCATAAATCAAATGGAGCGTGAAGGAATGGAGCGTGAAGGATTAGAATGGTGGGATTTTGAGATTGACTGGAATGGTGTAAGTACAAGAATATTATGAACGATATAGTCGCAGTAATATTAGCTGGAGGACGAGGAAAACGCCTTCACATGACAACCCCGAAGCCTTTGGTACAGGTGGCTGGGAAGCGATGTATTGACTACATAATTGAACATCTACAAAGGGCTAAAGTTAAAGATATTATTCTAGCACTGTATTTTAAGCCTACAGAATTTCAAGAGTATTGGTCAAAGAAAGGTATAGGGTTTTCCCAAATACAATCGGTGGATTATGGTACCGCTGGCGCTCTGTTAAGTATGGAAGATTGGCTAAGTGATCCTTTTATAGTTTGGAATGGTGATACGATATCAAATATTGATCTGCAAGCAATGTTAAATCACCATAGAACTACCAACTCTAAAGCTACAGTATTCACGCATCAAGATTTAATCCATAGTGGTGGTATATATATTTTTAACAAAGAAATACTCTCATATATTCCCCATGATATATCCTATTCTATACACGAAGATTTGATTCCAGATTTAATAAACAAGGGAGTACCAATCACCGCATTTAAAACTAAAGACTATTATTATGACATTGGAAGTAAAGACAAACTAACTTGGGCTAATGAAAAACTTACTTCTTTGTCCGATCTGTGAACACCAAGGTCGTAAAAATGTATTAGGTGAAATTGATCCTCATGGGGATTTATTGGTTTTAAGATTTCATAATGGGGTCACTAGAATAATAGGAGAATCTTTTACGGTTATGTGTGAATATCACAATGAACCAATTTTTGTTAGAAAGGGGGTAGATAACACTGGCACGATACATAATCTTCGGAAGTCATGGATTTTTGGGTTCTCATCTATACAACAAGTTGGAACAATTGGGACATACGGTACTGCGGGGTGATCGTTTAGGTAATATTTCAGAACAGGTAGATTATATAATTGACTGCGCTGCCTACGGTAACTTTTATGACCAAAATGATTTGAATGAAATAGTGAATGTAAACTATATTAGAGTGCTAAAACTATTAAAAAATGTAACAACAAATGTAAAAGGAATTATCTTAACTTCAACTTCTTCGGTTACATTGCCGATGCAATCCCCTTATTCAGCCTCAAAAACACTAATGGAATTTGCAGGATTAAATAATAAACTACCCGTAGTTATTGCAAGACCATATACCGTATATGGCCCGGGAGATAGTCCAAAGCATTTTATACCTAAAGTATTTGATAGTTGCCTAGCTGGTACACCCATTCCTTTATCACCTGAGGCTACCCACGATTATGTCTGGATCAAGGATGTAGTTGACACATATCTGAAGGCACTTGAACAAATAGATAAATTTAAAGGTAAGATAATTGATATTGGTACCGGTAAACCAATCAGTAATTCGTCTATTGTAGTGATGATTGAACATGTAACTGGAAAAAAAGCTAATATTTCAAGGCTAGAACAATTAAGATTTTATGACATGAAGAACTGGAAATCTGACAATCCTTTGCCTAAATTTGTACATATAGAAGAAGGATTAAATAAAATCTACGATGATATTAAACAAAGACTTAAAGAAAAGATTACTTACAATTAGTTACAAGAAGGGTTTATCACATCTTGGCAGTTGTTTGACAATGGTTGACCTATTAGATGAAGTTTATTCTATTAAGAAGTCTAAAGATAAGGTAATTCTAAGTGCGGGTCACAGCGGTTTAAGCCTCTACGTGGTATTAGAAAAATATGAAGGAAGAAACGCTGAAGAATTATTCGATAAACATGGTGTACATCCTAATAGAGACACTGAAAATGGTATCTGGGTCAGCTCAGGGTCTCTAGGGCATGGATTATCAATTAGTTTAGGTATGGCTATCGCCAGACCAGATATAGATATTTATTGTCTTACCACGGACGGTGAGTGGGCAGAGGGTTCTTGCGCAGAGGCACACCGAATATGGAAACGAAATAATGTAAGTAATTTAAAAATTTACTTAAACTTTGATGAATATTCAGCTTATGACAAAACATACCTAGGTGAAATGCCTCAAGTAACTAAAACATATATAACTAATTTTGATCTTTTAATGCCTATACTTAAAGAACCACAAGAAGCCCATTACGTTATTTTAGATAAAAAGAAATACGATATTGTAATGAAGCAACTAGAATGATATAGAAGATAACCAATAAATGAAGAAATTTAATCCCGAAGCTACATTTAATTATTTGATTGGTCAAGTAATGAAAGAAACCAAAGGAACTGCCGATCCTGTATTAGTGAGGGAATTGATAGCCAGAAAACTAATTAAAATAATCAAACAAGATGAGAAAAGAATTCGCTAAAGAGTTATATAGTCAAATGAAACAAAATAAAGACATCTGGTTAATTTGTTTAGATTTAGGCTACGGCCTTTTCGATAACCATTTTAAAGACTTCCCAGATCGAACCTTGAATCCAGGTGCAGCAGAACAAGCAGGAATGGATATAGCTTGTGGACTAGCTTTAGAAGGTAAAATCCCCTTTGTTTATTCAATTACGACGTTTTTATTGTACAGACCATTTGAAACACTTAGAACCTACGTAAATCACGAACGAATACCCATTAAACTTGTATCTTCGGGACGAGACAAAGACTATGAACATGATGGAATCTCACATTGGTCAGAGGATGCAAAGAAGATATTAGATACTTTACCCAACATACATCAATACTGGCCTAATGAAGATACAAACTTAGAAAGATTAATAAGTATTATGGTGAATTGTAATAAACCAGATTTCATTTCTTTACGAAGATAGTTCGGTTAAACTCACTACAAGTAGTTCGACATGACTCACTACAGGTAGTATAATTGAAATATGCCAAAAAGATTAATAGGAAGACCTACAAAGTATAAGGCTAATTTACCTGATCTAGTTTTAGAGTATATCAAGGAATGTGAAAAGGAAGAAAAACTACCTCAAATAACTGAGTTATGTTTAAAACTAACAATAACTAGAGATACCTTGAATAGATGGATTAAACTTAATAGTAAATTTTCTGACGTAATAGAAAGAGTAAAATCTATTCAGGAATTTATGTTAGTACAGAATGGTATCAAACGTAAATATGATCCTAACTTTGCTAAGTTCATTCTTGCTGCGCATCATGGCTATGTAGAAACGTCTAAACAAATAAATGAAGGACAACAACCTGTAACCATACAAGTAGATATGTCTGGTGGCTATCTCCCACCTAAAGCTACTACAGCGCCTCCTAAGCCTATCCCAGCCAAGGCTAAACACAACTAAGTTAGGTTCGGTAACGTCGCACAATGTATGTTGTACGACGTGTAGGCACGATCTAGCCTCAATGTGTCCATAGATGCTTCATGCCTGCGTTAGCTTCATTTAGATTCAATTATTCTTAATCTTGATAATGCTTTAGGTTGTGTAGGGAATTGGGTTGTCCATTGACCCCTATACCCTTATATAATATAGGCACATACACCCAAGATACTAAATTCTTATGTTACTAACGAGTAACAAGTAGATGTAATTTGTTACTTGACAGTAACTAACTATGTTGTTACTATGAAGTAACATGATTACCTGTGAAATCTGTGGAGAAGAAATAAAAGGAATACGTTTCTGTTCTTCAGCGCATAAAATGGTCTATTTTAGAGCTAATCCTGATAAATATCCTAAAGGTAGAATTAAAGTGTTACCTAGAAGTAACAAAGATAAATCTAAGGCTAAAATGGCAGAACAAATTATAAATACTCCTGAAATAAAAAAACAAATAGCGGATGTTGTTACTAGCGAGTTACTGCATAATGAATTAGAACATTCAGGTAATGTGTTACCCGCAAGTAACGATGTGACTCTAACACCAAATGTCAGCTCTATGTTACCTGTGAGTAACAAAGAAGACTACTTAGAAGAATTAAAGTTGTTAACTAAAAGTAAACTAGTTGATAAATATAATAAAGGTAAAGACTGGTTGACCTGGAACAAGAAACATCCAGATTATGAGAAATACAAAGAAAAGTTTCAAATAATGGAAACGGAACTAGCTGCTAGGGAATTTGGTGGGACTGATTTTTAATTTGACTTCTTCCTTTTAGAAGGATATTCTTTAGTTATTGGAAATCCAAACACAACGACAGACAATCCCTTTTCCCGTCTGGGACGAGCTTTACCCACACCAACGGGCAGTGCTTCAATCACCGCAACGCTTCAAGACACTTATCTGGCACCGAAAGGCCAGAAAGACAACCACCGCCGTAATCGAAACAGTCCGTCAAGCACTTCATCGAGTTGGTACTTATTGGATAGTTCTACCAACCTACGCTAACGCTAAAGACATTGTTTGGCGTGATCCAAACATGATATTCAGAATAATTCCCCCTCAGATAATTACAAAAAGAAATGAACAGGAACTGGTTATCTATTTAAGTAATGGTAGCTATATCCAGCTAAAAGGTGCGGATGAGCCTGAGGGATTGAGGGGACCAAACCCGTTTGGAATTGTTTACGATGAGTTTGCCACCATGAAATACGAAGCGTGGTCAATCATGGAGCCAGTACTTCGGGCTAATGATGGTTGGGCTTGGTTTGTGGGTACGCCCAGGGGGAAGAATCACTTGCATAAGCATTATTTAAGAGGCCAAGAAGGGGATATTGAATGGGGGAGTTGGTTGATGAAAGCTTCCATCAGTGGTGTAATTGATCCTTTTCAACTTGCTAAATCAAGGGAGACGATGAGCGACGACACCTACATGCAAGAATGGGAATGTACCTTTCTGGAAGGCTCAGGAGTTGTTTTTAGAGGCTTAAAGGAGGTTATGACTGCCAAGCCAATCCAGCCTGATGAAAACAAACTTTATGTTGTTGGGGTGGATTTAGCTAAACACCACGATTTTACCGTGTTAGCAGTTTATGATGCCTCCACAAACTCTCAGGTCTATCAGGATAGATTCCAGGGAATTGATTGGGTATTCCAGAAGAAGAAAATCAAAGCTCTTTCGGACCATTACAATCACGCTTTAGTGGTTCTAGATGCCACTGGACTTGGAGACCCTATCTATGATGATTTGGTTAGAAGTGGAGTTCCAGTAGAACCATATAAACTCACCGAACGAACCAAAGCTGATTTGATCGAAAAACACAGTATTTACATCCAACAGCAAAGAATTAAAATGCTTCCAATTGAACAAAGTATCCGAGAACATGAAGATTTTACTTACACGATAGGCCAAACTGGTGTAACCCACTATAGCGCACCTGATGGGGAGGAATACTTTGATGATTGTGTTATCGCTAACGCTCTCGCAGTCTGGAAGTTGCAACCATTATATAAAGAGTCTATAGTTAAGCCAAGAAGCCGCATCGGACAACATTATGACAGACTTAAAGCCGACCAAAGTGAAGATACCACCGAAGCACGGGAATTTGCGGAATGGTCAAACTTCGATTAAATTTTCCCAGGATCAAATCCTACGGGCGTTATATGATCTGGATGATCTAATGTGGCGCTGTCTCACCCAAACCAGTTACCTTTCTTTAGGTGATATTGGCAAAGCGATGAAAGAAAACGTGGATTTTGATGGGAAAGAACTTGAATTTGGAATTGAGAGTCGTTACGTCACTCCAGAAGTAATGTCCACATTAAAATCTTACACTTTACCTGATACGGTGTTCACCGAAACTGGATTTTCCTACAAGTTTGGGGAAGTGCCGGTTAAAATTAAATTCATTAAAAGGCGGTATCATTTCTTTGAGCATCCAGAAAAACTAATTTATGGAGCTGGGGAATTTCAAATCCCGAATCCCTTTGAACGGTATTTAAAAGCAAGATGGATAATTCAATGATAGCCGAATTGATTTTAGGTGGAATAATAGTTGTATTATTAGCCTTCCTTATAATAAAGGAAACTCAGGCACAAAAGGAAAGGGCTAAGTTTATTAACGCTTTGGTTGCCAAATCAGCTACTGAGCTTCGGGACTTAGAACTTACCGAGAAAGTTAAACCAATCCAACCAGAGATTCCCCCAGAGCCTAATCTTGTGCCTGAATCAGAACTTACAGATGAAGAATTTTTTGATAAAGTAGTTGGAAAGGAAGTAGGCTAAGATGGCCAGAAGTTTAGTTGGAAGTTACGCTACAAACAAAATAGACAGTGAGCAGATAGGTGAGACTGTCCAGAATTTAATGACTGAAGCTAAAGACGCCAGACGATCTTTTGAGAGGCGCTGGTACGATAACAATTTCTTTGATGATGGTTATCATTTTAGATATCTTAGTAGGCAACAGAACAAAATAGTTGATCTTGCTGATCGAAGCACCATTTACAATCCCCTTCGGGCAATTCCTAAATCGAGTAAGCAGATACGGGGAATGGCTAACCTGCTACTTAGCCAAGATTTTCTACCGGTGATTTATCCAGAAAAGATTAACGCTGCGGCCTACCCACCAATTCTAACACCAGACCCAGAAACAGGGGAAATGACGCAGCAGGCGAATCCAGAATACCAAGAAGCTATCAAAGCCTCTAAACTAGTAGCTAAATTATCTGGCCATTGGGTGCAAGAAGAATTTAGAAATCAAGAAATATCTGAGAAGTTAGCCTTAATGGTAATCCTAGCGGCTAAACACGGAATTAGCTATATGCAGATATGGCCAGATGCCGTCAAAGAACAAATCCAAACCCAGGTATTTGATGCCTTTGATGTCTATGTACTTGGAAGTGTTACGGAACTTTCCGATTCTCCCTTCATTATAAAGGGATTAAAGAGGAGAATTGCTGAAATTAAGGCTGATGAACGATTTGATCAGGATAAGGTGGAACAGATAAGTCCCGATAATCGCCATGCTTCAAGTGAAATAAAAGAATCCTACATGAAGGCTAGACACGGCGGAATGGTAAACCCAGAAGCGGTGGCTAGTGTGATCGAAAAAGAATA